ATGAGCCTTATCGATTTAAGTCTTTCAGGATTATCACAACCTGGAACAAAGCTTGTTGAAAAAGTTAGTGATGCGATTGGTGTTCTTTATGAACCTACGAGAATCCGCAAAAAAGCAAAAGCTGAAGCTGATGCCAAACGTACAGAGCTAATTTCAAGGTTAGAACTTGAGGGTATAGAAAAACGAGCAGTTGAGCGTTTTCTGAAACGTGAAACTAAACGACAAGAAAACATTGAAAACATTACTTTACAAGCAGCACGAAACCTTTCAGATACCGATAATGTTTCTGACATAAATGAAGATTGGTTTGAGGCATTCTTCAGAGAGTGTGAAGACATTAGTGATGAACAAATGCAAACTCTTTGGAGTAGAATTTTATCCGAAGAAGCAAAATCAAAAGGTTCGTTTAGTCGGAGAACCTTAAAACTATTGTCTACTTTAAGCACTGAAGAAGCAAATCTAATTACCTCTTTTGGCAAATTTGTTTGGCAAGCAAGCAGCCTTACACCGATTCTTACCCATGATAAGAATGGTGGCACAGAGGGAATAACATTCGGTCAACTTGCATTGTTAGACTCATTAGGGGTAATCCAACAAGGTTTTGGTTACAATTTGTCTTTTAGTCAAAAAATAGGTCATATTCATTATTATGGAATACCTGTTAAAGTTGAATTTAAGAATGATGAACCATCCACTTGGTCATTTTCTACGGGTCAAGCCTTACTCTCGCCTATCGGTGCAGAATTAATGAAAATCTGCGGGTCCACTCCAGATTTTGATTACTTAAAAAAGACCGTCGATAAAATTAATTCAGAACAAAACCAAGTTAATTTAACAATTGTCATTAAGTAAATTTAGGCCGGGTAACCGGCCTAATTTCCTCCCACCATAATCAATAGTACTTGCAGTAGTTGTCCTAATGGTACTTGGATAACCACAATACCAAAAGCATCAAGTACAGGTACGATGATCCAGTTATAGAGAATGATTAGGGTGATCACGAATCCAAGAGCATTACGCCAATGGAAAGTAACCTTTTCGATCTCTTCTTTGTTGGTTTCTATCTGTCCTTCAGCATTTTTTTTCTGCACTTCCTGTTCTATCGTTTTACGTTTTAGAAAGAAGTCCACACCTTTTGTTAGTAGTTCTACTATCACACCAATCATAATTAGTCCTTATTGTATTTGACAAACACAAGAAAATACGCGATGACCTTTGTAGATGTGGTTATAAGATAGTAGTACCTGCACGTCTATTTTATCTTTTAGCAACTCCACCATTAGTACATCACCATCACTCACGTTAGGTTTTGTATGATGATGGAAGCTGTATACGACTAAATCACCTTTTGTTTTATCAACCTTCTTTTTTATGAGCTTACTACCAGATAGTGCTTTATCATATGGTATGGTTACACTTACTGGTTGGATTGTCTGAAAAGAAAAATCTGTTAGTACAAAATGATCATAACATGGGAAATTTTCTAAGTTATCCATCTTAATTCCTCCAACGGTAATCAAACGTACCGCGTAATGTTCTTAATTGTTCTATTACTTTTTTCTCGGTTTCATCGTAGAAATCAAATAATGGTTTTCTGCCTACGGAACCATAGTAACCAATAACCCTCTTTTCACGTGCCAGTTTAGGATTACGTTTAGAGGATTTCTTGGTAGTATCGATCAAGTACGTATTGCCGTTCTTGCTCTTTACCTTTTTGTATTTATCACTCTGTGTTCTTGAACGTAGCTGTGTAATGTTCCCCTGCTTCGTTAACTTAGCATTCTTATACGGAATAATTTTACCTTCGTTAACGTGTCTGTAAGCAGGATCAAGAATGTACTTCAAGTATGAGGTCTGGTTAGGTAGTACTATGATCTGGTTTACGGTCTTGTAGTCACTAATCTTTTTAAAATTAAAGTACATACTCTTACCAGTAAACGGTACACCACCACCTGCTACATCATTATCCACTTTACGTTGCATATATTGGGTAACTATACGCATACGGTTACTTAGTTCTTTTTTGAACTCTTGGCCTATCGCTGGGCTGTTGTTGTTTATAAAACGCCTCATATCATTTGGGCTATTGCCTCTACGCCATGCCATAAATCATCCTTAATTTAGTATTTCATATAATGATTGAAGGATTCCACGTATACGTACAGCATCCTTTCCACTTGGCAAACGTGCCTTATGCATAACGGAAAGATTAATATTTCCCGTTTTCAATCCCTGATTAATGATAAGTGCTGTTTCTACAAATAGTGTTTCTTTCATTGATGGAAAAGCCCACAAAATGGTACGAGTATAATCTAAGCCATCTTCTATCTTTTGATTAACTATCTTTGAACTTGAACTGTACTCACGCCATCCATTTTCAACTGAATTAGCTTTTAGTTTCTTAACGTCCTTAACTCTCTTATACATCTGTTTACTACCTATATAAGAGGTACTGTCTTCAAACTGGAACAAGTACACGAATCCTACATAACTACCGTTTGTTAATTCTTCCTCACTCCAATCATCATTGTAAATCCATTGCTTCATATAAATACCCTATGATAATTGTTATAAGGTATTTATTTAATGGATTTAAAAAACAGGCTAATTAGCTATGAGGGATCAATTGCCTATCAAACTAAAGTTGGTTATTTTAAGAATGGTAAATTTTGGACATATAAAGATAGTCTTGGTTATCCAACTATTGGGTACGGTCGACTACTAAAACCTGGTGAATCATATCCAAACGGTATTACACCAGAACAAGCCGAACGGATGTTAGAAGAAGATATCAGTACTGCTAACTCTGCTGTTAGCTCATTAGGATTAGATTTGCCTGCTGACTGGCAGGACTTCATGACCATTATGGTTTTTCAACTTGGTCTATCAGGTACTTTAAAGTTCAGAAAGATGATTCAAGCCTTACGTGATAAAAACTATAAAGAAGCGATTGTACAGGCTAAAGATTCACTCTGGTACAGACAAACTAAATCACGAGTAGATCAGATGATTGCAGAACTCACCAACAAATAAAAAAGGGGCAATTTAGCCCCTTTTATTTTTTAGCGTTTCAAGCATTGTAATTACACGCTCAATTTTAATATCAAGCATATGTACACTATCTTCTAAGTTTTTTAATGTCTTCTTCATTTGATCTTTTTCCTGCTCAAGCGAAGTTAGAGACTGATCCATCAAAGCAACTTTCGTTTCAACGGTAGAAATACGTGCATCTAATTCGTCTGAGTCAGATGTAAAATCCCTATAAACAGTCCAGCACAATACTAAAGCTGAAACAATTAATGAACCAATCGTTAAGATGTCCATTTATGTTCCTATGTATTATATTTGGTAATAGTATTTATCAGGCGTTATATATAGGTTGATCACCAGCTCTGTATACTAAAGCATTTAATAAATCTGGTACATCAAGTTTGGCAGTACCGGCACGGTTAGTAGTACACATGACATAGATATAGTTCCAGTTACCACGGCCTACAGGTGGAATATAGATACCATTTAATCGGAATGTATATGGTGTGTTATTACCACCATTACCCGCATCAACATACGTTAAGTTAGTCATACCAATACCATCACCACCCATACGAATATAGAAGTACTGACGTTCATATGAACCTAACGTAATTGTCATGTTACTATCAAGATATCTACCAAAATCCTCACCACGGATACGTAACGCTACATAATGCTGGTTTGCAACTGGATCTAATCCAACCTGTCCACCTGATACCGTTTTAGAACCGAAAATAAACGGTACTGATGCAATACCTGTAGACTGAGGGCGGCAAATATCCCCTACGATACGTGCGGCACTCAAAGTACCAAGAATGTTACAGTTTTCATTAATAGTAACGTTGTTGAGTACTCCGTTGTTCGCAAAAATCGTACCGCGAATAGTAGCGTTACCAAAGTTGGCTGTACCGTTCTTGTTAATCATCCAACCATTCGTACCATCCCAATTACTGGATTGTATCTGCTGGCTTATCTTCGCTGAGTCGATCACGCCATCCATTATGTGAATATTACGTACTGCCCCATTTGCGAGTTTTAAATTATCAATAGCAGCGTTTTGAATCTTTCCGGTAGTCACTGCTAAGTTGTTAATTTGGGCTGTATTGATACTCGCATCGGCTATTACTGCTGAGTTAAGAAAAACTTTCCCATTTTGAACAACAAGTGGATAAACCCTGTCTGATAGTTTGGCACTATCCGTACTGATAACACTAAAGCGATCCGCCATAACGGTAAACACTGATGTTTTTTCATCTGCGGCTAAAGCAATGCCCGTTACGTTACCGTTGTTTGATACCTGTAGCTGCCAGCGTGACCCAAGTTCATCTACGATCTGTTTCTCAACAATGCCAGTAGCCGTATCACTATTAAGTAGGCCATCAATAACATCTTCATTCAATTTGCTGTATGGAACCTTCGTATTTTGGTTAAAGCCGATAGTAGGCGACCATACAAGTTCATCGGCCCCAAATTTATCTTGAGCGGCAATACGTGCAAAAAATGAACCATCTTCAATACCAAACGATGCTGAATAGCGGTTAGTACTGCTAAAGTACTTCGAGCCTGAACTAAACCCTTCATCAAGTGCGATTTGTAGAACGATTCCCGCATAATCCGGTACGTTTGATTCAGTCCAGTCGATGAACACAGAATCATAACCACTCTTCAAATTGATACCTAACAATTGTGGGTGTTGTGGGTTACTAACTTCAATCTGAACTTCTTCACTATAGATACCAGTACCCCAACCATGAGCGATGATCCCAAACACACGGTAACGGCTAAGGCCATCACTGGTATTCATTGAATATGAGTACGTCCAGTTGCTTGTAGTGGTGTAGTACGATGTGATGTAGTTCCTGTATCGGTCATACACACGAATTTCATAGTGTTTGAAGAAATCAGCAAATGTTTTACCATTTACGGCTAAGTTATTCTGATCATCCCAACGTAAAATAAAATCTTGAGCATAAGTCTGGTTTAAGCCTACATCATCATTCACCATATCAAGATTAGTAATCTTCGGTAATGCGAATATAACTTGTGGTGTTTGATTATATATAGCTACTAATTCCGATGAATAACCTAATGTGTTATACGCCTCAATAGCAAAATCGTACTGTACACCATATAACAGATTTAATATCTCAAAACTCGTAGAGTACTGCCCTACGTTACCAATGCTGATCCAAACACTGGAATCACTGCGTTTATAACGAATCTTATAACCACGTACAGTTGTATCCTGTGATAAATCCCATGTTAATAGAACGGTGTTACCTGATGCCGTTGCCCCTAACCGTTGAGCCTGTAGGTTACTTGGCGGTTCTACGTATGTTGGGTTAGGTAGATTAGTCAAACCTTCCTGGGGGAATTGTCCCGGATCTTTTCCTTGATATATTCCATCATCATATGAAATCGCGGTGATCTGGATAATACCTGCTTTATCAACGGTCATTGGTACAGTACGTTGAATACATCTGTACTTGTTATTACTAAATCCAGCTTCTTTAAAATCAATAGTAAACACATCATATACTTTCATATCTGTTACATAGGTATTGAAAGTAATTGTGTTAGTGATGTACTTAGATTTTAGTAATTCAATGTTACTAAGAATAGCAAGCTGATTTTTATCCTGTACCCAAAGATAGTTTAAATCCTTCTTGATAATATAACCATCTTTAGCAATGGATGCGTTACCGATGGCATCACTTGGATAACGGATAATATCTTGCGAATAGTCATTACCTGGGTTTGTATAGGTACTGTCCATTGTATTAAAATAGTCAGACTTAGAACCCGTTGTGATATTCACACTGCCAATAATATTTGTTTCATCAAAATGTACACTTGGAATATCTGGAGCATCAACGGTTAGATAGTACTTACCGTTTGATTCATAAAGTACACCCCCAAATGTTTGTAGAATATTCTCAATATTTTCCTTAAAGGATTTATCATATTGAATATTACCATTTGAATAAAAATGATTCTGAGCACAATAGTTTGCCATATTACGGAAACTGGTAATGTCAATATCATTAGGGTCAAGCCCAAATCCAAATTCTGTATTAGTGATAAAGTCATATAGTTGGCTTGGTGGGTTTGAACTTGGTTTACGTACATTATCAGTTAAGTCATAGATCATACGTCCACGCATTTCTACCGATAACGTATAGTTCTGGTTCGTTAGAATTCCATCAATCAATGAATCATTGGTTTTCTTGATTACGGTACAGATCTGTACAAGACCATCACCACGCATGTTGTCAGTCCATTGACTACCGCCATATTGACGGGCAAGCGTCATAGAACCACCGTAGGACGGCTTACCGAAACGTACCTCAATCTGTAAGTACTTGCGGTACTTCTCAATCATCATTGAGGTAGGTACGATCCCCTCTGTGGTGATGTACGCACCCTCCATGAGTACCGGAGCATTATCAAAATAGATCTGCTTGATTACGCCTTGCGACTGTTCCCCTGGTACTTGCCCGATTTCACCGATACTGATCGCGTGAACCGTACATAACTGGTTTGAAGTACCTTTATAGACGTTCTGCCATACAACGATTGAGCCTAACTTGTTATAGGCTACCTCTGTTGCGTTGCGGTTAGAACCGCCATAGCTTATGGGAATCCCGGTACTTGGCGATGTAGATCGGGCGTTATTACTTCCTGTACTTGGGTACGATACCCCCATTTGGCCTACATTCATCATCTGTGATGAACTAATGTAAGATAGTGCTGCTGTACCAATACCGATAGCAATGACTGCTGCTAAAGCTAAACCTGCCGAATACGCGGCTGCGGCCGCACTGGCTCCTGCTAAAAGAGCTACACCAATTGCTGTTAAAGCCATAATTATTCCCCTTTAAATCTGTATATTTTGTCTTTTTTATTTGGGATATATTGAGAAACGATATAGTTAGATTTATCTTCTGATAAAATTACAACTTTCCCACGCCAATAAACTGTACTGTGACCTGATGAAATAACAATATCCCCATCAAGTGGTTCACTTACTAATTGGCCTTTATCTTTACACAATAGATGTAGAGTAGAATAACTACAGTTTGCTTTTGCGTATTTTCTACCTGCTGTTGGTGTTGTGTATTTCTGATAGATTTCATCACGGTAATTACTACCTGTAATCATATCAATTACTGTTAGCACCATGATATGACAATCATTAGTACCGTACACTAATGGTTCACCAACTAAACCACTTAGGTACTCTGTTATAAATCCGTTTTTCATTATTTCTTACTACTCTTCCAGAATTGTTCTGAACTATTTAGTATGCCGATTAGGTCAAAGAATTTATCACCAGTATGTAATGATTGGTGTACTGAAGTACTGGATAACAGGCGTTGTGTTTGGTCTAACTTCTTCCACAATGAATTTAGATTCACTGTTGTTTCATTAGTGGTATTACCTGCTGTGTTGTTGAAATCTGAACTAAAGTAATCAATGTAACCACTAAACATACGATAGGCATATAGAATGCCCCCTGTAGCTGGGTTAACAATTCCCATCCAGATATTAACTTTGGCATCATTCCACAATCCACGTAACGCCATCGATAGATAATCCTGGCTTACATTACTTACTTTCAAAGAAGTACCGTTATTGTTGATTTGGTTCTTTTCTACATAGTTAGCAAATGATGAATCAAGGAAATCAGGTACAGACTTATAGTTAATTCCATTATAGTTTTGATCGGCAATGGCATCAGTTAGATATATATTACTTCCGGTAGGTGGAAGTACATCTATTAGCTTTACCATAACACCACATTGATATAGTTCTTTTTCTGTTAGTACGGTTTTGTTATCGCCTCGTGTAAGGTTCCAGTACGCGACAAGATCCGCATTAGTTAGTACATTACTTGGAATTGACATAAATTAACCTCTGATGTTTTCGGTTGCATTTATTGTCACTTCCATAATGTTTGTACTTGGCATCTGATATGCTGCGTTCTGTGGTGTAAGAATAAATGAACCTTGAATATTGTCATATTTCATTTCTTCCCCAAGTTGAATGTTTTTGATTAATCCAGGGAAAATAGTAATCACTTTGCCAGTGTTGGCTATGATTCGGTATAGTTTCTTGTGTCCGTTGAATTGAACTAACGTACCAACTTCAAGTGTATTAGCATTAACGGCAATGGATGTAGCTCCAGCACTACGAGCTGCGGTAGCCTGTACACCTGCATTCTGAGTACCGTTGTATGTACTCCACCATCCAAGAGGCATAGAGAATGGTTTGCCCTGACCATATAAAGCGTAGAAGTTAGCGAGTTCAGCACGGTTCATCTTGTTCAAGGTAACTTTGAAGCTAAGGGTAAAGTACTGCGAACCAACAACACGTGTAATAGTTTCACCTGTCCATGTTTGGTTTTGGTATTGCGGTATATTATCCGTCAACATGAACTCACTAATAAGTGTGTTATTTAACATATTATTATTCCTTTAATAGTTAGCCCACAATCCATGTGGGCTATATGATATTTATACGTTATTCTTCTGAGATTTACGTGTTGCCTGAACGATAGTATCAGCGTGTTTATCACACATTTTTTGGAAATCTGAATCAGAAATTTGACCATTACTATTAATAATTAACGGTGCATCAATTTTAATATCACCTGATTTACTACCATCCTGATTACTCAAGTATTTTGTTAAATCCTGATTTAGTGATTTACCTACTACACGTTCCCCTTTTTCAAGATTGTATGTACCAGTACTTGGTAGTGAATCCCAACCATCATGGGCTTGCCCCTGGATAGCTGTACCTTTGATAGTACGGACAATTGAAGCACCCTGAGCTGCTACTTGTAGCCCTGCTGCGATCCCCATAGGCCAACCAAGTTTGATAGCTTCGGATATACCCTGCTGGATGTTGATCACTGCCTGAGCAATGGCAATACCTTTACTTACGGCAAATGCTGCCTTAGCCGCTGCTGATGATTCACCGAATACACCAGCCATGATATCCGCTACGTTACCTGCTCCCGTTTGCCACATCCCTAAAGTACTGGTTAGTGCGTCTGCGGTTAATCGGCCACGTTTCATATCGGCATTGGCCTGAATCGCTGTTAGCTGATCCTGGTACTCCTGGAAACCAAGTACTTTGGCATCATATAGAGCCTTAGCCCCATCTTTGTTCTCTTGTTCTTCGGTGTTGATGTTCTGGTTCTGTACCGGATCTGGCGAAAAGTCTAATGGGTTCTTGTACCCTAAGCTCTGACTAACCGTGTCATTCAT